CCCCTGTATAAGGTGGTGATCGGTCTAAAGCCACGTAGGGACTGACTTTCCAGAGTTCTTACCTCTAGCCTCTCTACGCTGCTCTAAATTCATACCTAAAACCAAGTGATTAGCGGCGGACACAGGGTCATCGTTCCATGTTTCTAACATATCTTGGAACTCATCTCTTTCTCTTAACTTAACTTGTTCATATGCTGAAATTGCTAGTGCATCTGTGTAATACTTAACCGCCATCGCTAGGACGTCTACACGGTCATCGTGTTTTACAGCACCTTTTTCTCTACACATTCTACTCATTTGGTAAAAGAGCATATATAAGAGCCGACTTTCAGGTGCACTGTCTTTGTTGGAGGTATAGTCCCAATCAATGACACTGCGATTAACAACAAGACGGTGTTGGTTAAGCACAGGCTCGAGACTATCAATAATCCTGTCTTCTTTTCGTACATTTGCCCTAACCTCGTCCACAAATATGTTTTGCTTCGTCTGTTGAAGATGTTTCTTAAATAGTTCACTTACAATTCCGTCTCCAAAGTTTGTTTCTATTACTAACGTAGATACGTCGTACTTCTTACATCCACGTAATATGTCTAATAATGTTCTGTCGCTGTAACCATCCCTGTACGCCCTCATGTCGTGTAGATATAAGAATCCGTTACGTTGGGATAGGTAACATGCTGCAGTCTCGTCTGAGCCTCTTCCAGAGGGGTCTACGGCACAAATAGTTTCTGTGTATGGTCCCCATTCGCCTTGCATCTGCATAGGTCGATAGAAATAGTCTCCCGGTAGACCAACTGTAGGTAATTCTTTGATTACATTTACAGGGTCTGAACACCAGACGATTGCATCAGGTGCTTCTTTAGGGTTAACGCTAGTTACAATTAGATCAGCCATCTTAAGTGGAAACTTCTCAGCATCACTCATAGATGTATCTAACATAAACTGTAACATAAAGTTAGATCTACCCATAGATGCTTCACGATCTATTAGGTCTTCGTTGTCAAATCTGTCTGGGTCAGTACAGTCGCCAACATCCACACCCATATCTATATCTTCTTGTAGCTGTGGAGCTAGGAGTCCTTCGTAGTTACTGAGGGACTTTGGGTATCTGGCTGGCCAAACAAATGGTCTATAACTCCGCTCTGCCAACTTACGATAAACAGTAAAAGTAGTCTGAGGAGTCCCGAGATACATAATACGGCTATCGTCTTTCGGCGTAAGGATTGACTCGGCTTCGGTACAAAGTTGAAGTAATTTCTCACGCATTAACTCCGTCATGCTGTTTCCCGGTACCTCGATGTCGTCCAGAATCATTAGATCCGCTCTGGACCCCGTCAGCTGACCAGTAATACCAACACTTTTGACTGATGGTGCCTGATGAGGTGAACAGTTTACGTCGAAGGAAATCCTTGACCATCTGCTGTCGTCGCTCTTTGGTTGTAGGTGTTTCAGCCATGGTGTCTCTATAATAAGTTTTTGTAGAAAAATAGACATGTTATCTGCACGTTCTTTAGACGCAGAGATAATCATTATCTTCTTTTCCGGATTTTTAAATAGCGTCCATAGCACAAAAGCACCAGTAATCCAAGACTTACCAACACCTCGGAACGCCTGAATCTGAAGTCTCTTGGGACCACTCTGCAAGTAATCAGCAATTGCATACTGTGCCCTCGTAGGTTGAGGAAGATCTAACTGATCCCACAAAGCTTGTAGGAACAGTTTAAAGTCTTCTTGTAATGATGTTAATACGTCCATTTAGATACCTAACAAATCTTCTAGTAATGATTTACCTCGTTTATCCATACCTCTAAGTGCATTATCAAGTGCCCGTATTTGTGCAGGTTTAACAACTTGATTCATTTCTTTACTTAATTTTTGAATATTTTTAGGATGATTTCCAGTAGGTGTACCTGTACGTCTCATTACTTCAAAGTATGCTGCTTTTCTTTCTGGAGACATATTTCTTACTGCGTTAGCAACTCTAGATACTTCTATAATATGATCACCATCCATACCTTCGGCTGCAGCTTGAGCCATTAATCTACCAAATTCTGCTGTTTCTTCTGGTGTAATATTAGGATCTGTAGCTAATGCTTCGTTTATTTTACGAGTATTACCTTCAGCTGTTATACCACGACCAGTAGTTTTTCTAGTACCTACTTTAGTTGTTTGTCCTTTAGGTGCATATCCAGCTGCATAATTACGTATCTGGAAAGGGTCACCATCTTTTACAAACTTAGTAGTACCAGCCATTATAGCTTCTTCTTGTGTTTTAGCTCCTTGAGCAAATGTTTTATCATCTAATCTAGGAGGAACTGGACCTTGTATGGTTCTTGCAGTTTTACCAAATTTAGTTTGACCACCTAACTGGCGTAAGTTTTCTACAGCATCTGGTCTAGTATATCCACGTACAGTCCTAGTCATTTCATCTACATTAGACTGATACTGATCAGCTGCAGATAATGTTTTACTAAAATCATTAAAAGATTCATATGCAACTTCGTCACCAGCTTTCATACCTTTGAACATGGTTTCCATTTCAGGTATGTCTACACCTTTAGTTATGTTAATATGATCAGTTAAACTTTTAACAACTTGAGGTGCAAGGTCTTTTGTATAACCTTTTTTAGCAAATTTTTTCATAAAATGCTGTCCAAGTTCTACGGCGGCTTTACCTGCGGCTTTTGTAATAGCCATGTTTACC